ATGGTTAATAAGAAGAATCAATATCGGATCAAAACTGCCCTTCTTCTAATTAGCAGGCAGAATGGCAAAAGTCATTTAGGCAGAGTCCGAATTATCTGGGGCATGTTCTATGGTGGCGAAAAGAAGCTCATCATCATGTCAGCCAACCGCGCAACATCGCTGATGCTTTTTCGAGAGATTGCATGGATCATAGAATCAACTCCGGAACTTAAAGCAATGACAAAGGCAATCCGTTATGCCAACGGTGGCGAACGAATAGAGCTGCTTAATGGCGCAACGCTCGATGTCATCTCAGATAACTCATCTAGCCCACGCGGAAGAACAGCAGACTTCTTATGGATCGATGAAATCCGAGAAATCTCAGAAGATGGTTATAAAGCAGCTGTGCCAGTTACGAGAGCACGTGCTAATGCACAGACATTCCTAACTAGCAACGCTGGTGATCACTTTAGCTCTGTCCTTAATGGCTTAGTCGAACGCGCTAAAGATTATCCGCCAGAAACCTTTGGATATTACGAATACAGCGCTCCTCAGTATTGCAAGATTGACATTACTAGCGATTATTTCTGGAAAAGCGCTGTTGCACCCAGCAATCCTGCACTTGGTTACATAATTACAAAAGAATCGATTGAAGAAGCGATAGCGACAAACCCAATCGAGCAGACTCGGACAGAAACGCTCTGCCAATGGATTGACTCGTTGCAATCGCCTTGGCCTCATGGAGTCTTGGAAGAAACGTCAGACAACACACTTGAAATGGCTGTAGGCGCTTATACAGTCTTTGCTTTTGATGTAAGTCCATCAAGGCGCAACGGATCGCTGGTTGCAGGTCAATTATTGCCAGATGGTCGAATTGGTATTGGAATCCTAGAAACCTACAGCTCTCAGATGGCAATCGATGAATTGAAGATGGCAGCCAGCATCAAAGCCTGGTGCGACATCTATAAGCCTCGTTTAGTCTGTTATGACAAATACGCCACTCAGACGATTGCAGACAGACTTTCTCAAAGGGGTGTAATGACAGAAGATGTTTCAGGCCAGCAGTTTTACAAAGCCTGTGGTGACTTATTAGAAGGCTTAGTTAATCATCGAGTAGTCCACAATGGACAGGCAGAATTGATCCAGCAGATGAATAACTGTGCAGCTAAAGTCAATGACTCTGCATGGCGAATTATCAAAAGAAAGTCTGCTGGAGACATCTCAGCACCTATCGGCTTGGCAATGGTTGTCTCAAAGCTGATGCTTCCTGCTCCAAAGCCTCAAATCATCACCTAGACACGAAACCCCTAAATTGTCAAATATTAGACAAAGTGTGCTAATATGTAAACATGGGTCGTATACTGCAAACATTCGGATTACAAACTAAACCAATCCTCGAAGCGCAGTCCGCCCCTCAAGTTTTAGGCGAGTATTCGCCGTATGCAATGCCGTTTCAATATGCGTATGTTTCAAGAACAGAAGCGATTTCAGTTCCTGCATTACAACGATGCCGCAATCTTCTCGCTGGCACAATTGGTGCAATTCCTTTAGAGCTTTACAAAAAATCTACAAATGAAGAACTTGGCTCTCCTGTATGGATGGAGCAACCTTCTTACTCACAGCCACGATCAGTAACAATTGCCTGGACTGTTGATTCATTATTATTTTACGGACAAGCCTTCTGGAAGGTTGTTGAAGTTTACAACGAAGATGGTCGTCCATCTCGCTTTGAGTGGATTGCTAATCAAAGAGTAACTGCAACGCTCGATAGCACAAACACATTCGTTAAATCTTATGCAGTCGATGGTCACACATTACCAATGGACGGATTGGGAAGTTTAATTACATTCCAGTCACTTGGCGATGGAATCCTTAATAGCGGTGTTCAAACAATCCGTGCAGCTATTGATGTCCAGAAAGCCGCCGCTATTGCAGCAGGTACTCCAATGGCTACTGGCTACATTAAAAACAATGGCGCAGACCTTGATCCGAAAGAAGTTCAAGGATTACTCAACGCTTGGAAGAACGCACGCAATAATCGTTCAACTGCTTACTTGACATCTACTTTGGAATACACACCAGTTTCATTCTCACCAAAAGACATGATGTATAACGAGGCGATTCAGCAACTTGCTACAGAAATTGCACGCCTTTGCAATGTTCCGGCTTATTATGTTTCAGCAGATATGAACAACTCTATGACTTATGCAAATGTCCAGGATGAGCGCAAGCAATTCTTGGCATTATCTCTACAACCATTTATTACAGCTATTGAAGATCGCTTATCTATGGATGATATTACTCCTCGTGGTCATGTCGTGAAGTTCGACATCGATAAGACATTCTTGCGCACAGACCCACTTGCAGAACTTGCAGTAATTGAAAAATTGCTATCGCTTGGACTCGTCACAACAGAGCAAGCGATGGAAATGACAGACCTATCACCTAACGGAAGCAACGGTATGGCATGAACCAAATCGTAACCCTTACAGCCGAACTAACAGCGGATGCGGCTAGCCGCACCATCTCTGGCAAGATTGTGCCATTGAATGTAGAAGCAGGTTCGACCAATTACGGCAAAGTAATCTTTGAATCAGGATCAATCGAGATTCCTGATGCTAAGTCAATCAAGCTACTTAGCCAACATGACACAAAGAAGCCTTTGGGTCGCGCAGTAAGTTTCTCAGAGTCAGAGAACTCAATCGATGCAGTATTTTCTATTAGTCGTTCACAACGCGGTACAGAAGCACTTATTCTTGCAGAAGAAGGATTGCAATCCGGACTCAGCATCGGTGCAGAAGTTCTTAAGTCAAAGATTAAGGACGGCGTGACTTATGTATCCGCTGCTCGTTTAGTCGAAGTAAGTTTAGTAACAGAGCCAGCATTTAAGTCTGCTCAGGTTACTGATATCGCAGCTGAAGAAGCCGAAAAGGTCGAAGAAGCTGTAACCGAAACCCAACCAAAAGAAAGCGAGACAGTAGTGGAAGAAACCACAGCAGTCGAAGCAACACCATCAGTAGAAGCTGCGGCTGTCGAGGCTGCTCGTCCTACTGTTACAGCAATGGCTTACACAAAGCCACGCATTGAAATCACAGCTGCTAAGTATGCAGAAAACACAATCCGCGCAGCACTAGGTGATGAGTCAGCTCGTCAATACCTACTTGCAGCAGACAACACAACAGACAACGCTGGTCTTGTACCAACTCGTCAATTGTCAGAAATCATCAACCCACTTGGAACAACAATCCGCCCATCAATCGAAGCAATCTCACGCGGAGTGCTTCCAGATGCAGGTATGACTTTCGAGATTCCAAAGATCACAGCAATGCCAACAGTTGCAGACACAGCAGAAGATGCAGCATTCTCTGACACAGATCAGACATCAGCATTCCTCTCAGTATCTGTTAAGAAGTACGCTGGACAACAGACATTTTCTGTTGAACTTCTAGATCGTACATCTCCAGCATTCTTTGATGAACTCGTTCGCAACATGGCTTCTGCTTACGCAAAGGCAACAGATGCAGCAGTAAACGCAGCAATCATCGCTGGCGCAACTGCAGACGGAACAACAACAACAACTTACCCAACAGCTTCAGAGCTTCTTGGAATTGTTGCTCGCGGTTCAGCTTCTGTTTACAACGCGACTCTTGGACTTCCAAACCCATTCGCACGCAATATGATCGTAAACACATCACAATGGTCAAACATCATGACACTTAACGACAACGGTCGCCCAATCTACACAGCATCAAATCCAATGAACGCTGGCGGCGCAGTTGTACCAACATCTCTACAAGGCAATGTTGCAGGATTAAACCTCTATGTAACACCTAACACAGCATCAGGAACAGACACAGACGGATCAATCCTTATCGTGAACCCAGATGCTTACACATGGTATGAGTCACCAACATACCGCCTACGCGCTGAATCAACAGCAGCAGGTTCTATCACCATCGGTTACTACGGCTTTGGCGCAATCGCGACTAAGGTCGGAGCTGGTGCGTTCAAGAACAACAAGGCGTAAGTAACACCCTAAGTCGCTGGGAGCGGGGCGCAGCCCTTGCTCCGCTCCCAGTCTTTAGAAAGGATATGGAATGTCATTGACCACAGTTGCGGAACTTCGCTCAGCACTTGGTGTTGGCTCGCTTTACGCTGATGCCACACTTCAAGAAGTCTGCGATGCGTCCGACGCGGTCATTCTTCCAATGCTTTGGAATAACTACTCATTTAATGTAGCTCATAGCAACACAACAAACACAGGCACACTTTATTTTGAAACAACAACAAAAGATGTTTTCTATGTTGGTCAAACTGTTGTAATTACAGGCAACGGATCAAAGCACAACGGCTCTAAGACAATCACAGGCGTTGGTGCTTACAGCATCACTTATGCCATCACAGGCAACAACAATACAGCGGCTCCTTACCACCCAGTAAATCCTTTGGGTCAAGTTGCAGCAGAGACTTATGTTGATTGGTCACAAGATGCAGCGGTTCAAGAAGCTGCTTTAATGATTTCAGTAGACATCTGGCAGGCTCGCCAGGTTAGCTCCACAGGCGGCGTATCACCAGACTTTACTCCTAGCCCTTACCGCATGGGTAACACTCTCTTGGCTCGCGTTCGTGGCTTATTAGCCCACGCTTTGAGCCCTGACTCGATGGTCGGATAATGCCAGTTGCTCTCACTACTCTTAGAACCACGATTGCAACAGCATTAGTAGACAATACAAAGTGGCAGACATTTGCATTCCCGCCAGCCACAGTTCTTGCTAACTCAGTAATCGTTAGCCCTTCTGATCCATATTTAGAGCCTAATAACAATCAACATAACACGATTGCTCCAACTGCTAATTTTAAGATAATCATAACTGTGCCTTTGTTCGATAATGAAGGCAACCTCAATGGAATTGAAGATGCCTTAGTTGGC